TCTAAGTTACATGCGGGTCAGGCTAAAGCATTAACTAAAATAATAAAGAAAAGATAATGGTGCATTTTTGGTTAAAGATTTTTGTATTTTTTAACGCAATAGGGAATTATTTTTATAAAAAACATGTTAAGTCTTTAAGACAAAAGCAAGGGAGATAAAGTTGGATATAAGTAAATTAAGAGAAGAGATAGAATCTGACGAAGGAAACGTAGAAGAAATTTATTTAGATCATTTAAAATTAGAAACTTTTGGAATTGGGCATTTGGTAAAAAAGAATGACCCTGAATACGGTATGCCAGTAGGAACTCCAGTAAGTAGGAAAAGAATTAACTCTTGTTTTAATGATGATATCCAAGGAACTGTAGAAGACTGTGAAAAATTATATGAAGATTTTTATAGCTTACCTGAAGAAGCAAAGATGATCTTATGTAATATGATGTATAATTTAGGCTACACAAGACTGTCAAAATTTAGTAAGCTAAAGGCAGCTGTGGATAAAGGTGATTGGGAAAAGGCATCTATAGAGATGACCGATTCAAAATGGTATAGACAAGTACCAAATAGAGCAGAAAGATTAGTTCAAAGAATGAAAGAAATAGGAGTTTAATATGTTAGGAACAATATTTAGTTTAGCAGCCCCAATTATGTTTCCGGGAATGCCTCCTGCATTTGCAAGTGCTATAGGTGGTGGTCTAGGTTCTTTATTAGAAGGGGGCAGTACTGAAGATGCTCTTAGAGGCGCAGCAATGGGCGGCCTTGGTGGTTATCTTGGTGGCCAAATGGGTGGTGGCTCGAGTGCTCTAGGATCTAATCCAGCAAATCCGGGATTAACGGCTGATGTTACATCACAATTATCACCATTTGGTCCCGGTATGGACTCTGCTTTACACACGGGAGTAGCTCCTTCTCTTATGTCTCAACTAACAAGACCAGAAGCAATAGGAGCAGGTTTAGGCAGCCTTGCATCTAGTAGTATGATGAAACCTCCTGCTATTGAAGAAAAACCAGAAGAAGAAGTTATAAGAGGTATGCCTATTAAAAACACATCTGTATTTGGTGATTACGGCTATGATTCAGGTAGCAATAGAGAATTAGATTATAATATAGCTAAAAACTATGCAGAAGGTGGAGATCTACAAGATCCTATGGCTATGGAAATGGGATTAGGTTCTATGCAAAGTGAAGGCATGGGTGAAAGTAGCATGAATGATAAGCAACTTATCAGTGGTGCTATAGATGTTATACAAGGTGAAGTGCAAGATCCAGATCAACAAAAAGTTATATTAGGTCAATTTGTAGCTCAGTTTGGGCAACAGGCATTACAAGATTTAGTTGGCAAAGTTCAATCAGGTGAAATTGGTGGAGAGCCAAAAGAAGGTGATGGTATGGTAACAGGCGCAGGCGATGGTATGGCTGATATGGTTCCTGCTTCATTGGGTAAAGATCAAGATGTCCTTTTAAGTGATGGAGAATTTGTTGTTCCTGCTGATGTTGTAAGTGGTATAGGAAATGGATCTTCAGATTCAGGCTCTGACAAACTTTATGAAATGATGGATAGAGTTAGAGAAATGAGAACAGGTGGCACAACACAACCTCCTGCAGTACCATCTCAAATGATGTTGCCTGCATGATATTTACATCAGTTCCTAAAGAAGGTTTAAATATGTTTTGGGAAGATGTGTCAGAAATGCTTGCAAAAGCAGTAGATACAAGCAGTGGTAAATTTCATATTAATGATATTTATCAAGATTTAGAAGAAGGCACTTATAATTTATGGTTAGCTATAGATGATACAAAAGAGACAGGAAAAGTAGTGGCAGGCATTACAACTAGAGTAGTTATTTATCCTAATAAAAAATCATTAGCTATGGATTGGGTAGGTGGTGGAAGAATGTCAGAATGGTTGCCTTTGGCTATGAAAGATTTAACATCATACGCTAAAGATTGTGGCTGTTCTTATTTAGAAGCTTATGGAAGAAAAGCATGGATAAGAGTGTTAGGAAAATATAATTGGAAACCAGATTACATTGCTTATAAAATGGAGATAGAAAATGGGTAAAGGCGCACCAAAACCTCAACAACAAACAGAACAGAATATAAATCAAAGTGCTTTGCCTGCTTATGCAAAACCTTTTTTTATGGACTTGATGACAAGATCAGAAGCAGAATCTAAAAGAGAATACACCCCTTATGAGGGTCAAAGATTAGCTAATGAAAATTCTGATATAACAGCATCTAGAGAAAAGGCTAGACAAACAGCGCAAGCTGGTATGCCCGGATATGATGCGGCTAATGCAGGGTTAGCATCGGCTATGGCCAGAACTAAACAAGGAATGAATTTTAGCCCTGAAATGTTTGACTCAGCTCAAGCTCAAAAATATATGTCTCCATATGTACAAAATGTATTAGATGTTCAAAAAAGCCAAGCTCTATTAGATTTTGATAGAGCTCAAGGTGATCGTAACTTTGCAGCTCAACAAGCTGGAGCTTTTGGTGGGTCTAGACAAGGAGTTCAACAGGCTTTAGCTGGTCAAGGTCTTCAAAGAGATATGCAAAGAATACAAGCCGAAGGACAACAGAAAGCTTTTGAACAAGCTCAACAACAATTTGGCGCTGATAGAGACGCTAGATTTTCTGCAGAAAAGATGGGTCTTGGAGCAGCAGATGCTATGACTCAACAAAGTCAAATGTTAGCTCAGTTAGGTGAAAAAGCTAGAGCAGGAGATATAGAGTCTGCCCAGCTACTAGAAAAAATAGGAAAAGACAGGCAAGCAAGAGAGCAAGCAGGACTTGATATAGGGTATGAAGATTTTATAAGACAAAGAGATATGCCTAAAGAAAACTTAACATTTCAGTCTTCTATACTTCGTGGCGTTCCAGTTGCTCCAAGCACAGAGTCTAGTAAATTTCAAAATTACAATCCAGTTAAAGACTTGTTAGGCACAGGAATAGCTGGTCTTGGTTTATATAAAGGGATAACAGGCTAATGATGAATGTATTGCAGGTTCAAGACGACCTTAAAAACTTTTCTCAAGATCAATTAATAAGTGAAATGCAGCAGCCAAGTGGTAATGCCCCACAGTTTCTTGTACTTTCAGAACTTAATAGAAGAAAAAGAGTTAAAGGTGATTTTGAAGCAAGGCAAGCAAGTACACAACAAACTGTCGCTCAAGATGCAGTGGCTTCAGCTGGTGTTCCACAACAAGGAATGATGGGCATGTCCGAAGCTATGGCCCCTCAAAGCGCAGTATCAGATAGTGCTGGAGCAAGTGCCCCCATGAAGATGGCGTCTGGTGGCCTTGCACAGTTTGGTAATGAGATAAGAGCAGGTATGGGTCAAGAGATAGATCCTTATTTAGATGGTGTGCAACAAGAGGCAGAGTCAAAATTTAAAATTGATTTAAATCAAAATCAATCAGGAAACACAATGCAATTGCCCGGACTTACGGATAGAGGTGGAATGAGACATCGAGTAAGACCCGCTATTGCGTATCCGTATCAAACACATAGGGGTGGGAAAGGTTTACCTAGACCTGCGGTTATGCCTAGTGATGATAGCACTGTATTTGAAGGCGTAAGAGCCGTACCTTATGGTAATCAGGCAAAATTCACGGGTGAAAATCTTTCGAAGAGCTTTGCAGAAGGCGGAGTTATTAGAGCAGCCGATGGGTTACCTGAAGAAACAAGCTATGGAGATGATTTTTTAGAATACATTAAAGGTATTCCATCTGCTATGTACGATACAGGTGATGCGGCACTTGAGTTTTTAAGCCCAAAAATTAAAGGAGATTTATCTGAAAAATCAACAGATACTGGTTTTGAGAGCATGATGAAGGGATCTGGAAGAAATCTTAATATGCTATATGAGGCACCATATGACATTGCAAAATTTGGTACAGATTTAATAGCTCCAGCAATAAGCGGTGTGTCTGATTTTTTTACAGAGCCCGGTAACAAAAAAGAAGTAGAGGCTCAAGAAAATAAAGATGTTGCAGAAGAAAATAAGGCATTTATTGGTGATGGAAATAAAGAAGTAGAGACTAAGCCAAAGTTGGAATCAACTTCTACAGAAGAAAAACCTTTGACTATTGAGCAAGAGTTACTAAAGAGGCAAGCTGATTTAGAAAAAAATAAAGACTCTGATAAATGGATGGCACTTGCGCAAGCTGGACTGGCAATAATGAGTTCTGATAACCCTAATTTAGCAGGAGCTATTGGTGAAGGTGGAACCGCAGGTCTAACTGCATTTGGTGATTCCAATAAGCGTTACCAAGAAGGATTAACAGACATACTTAATGCAAGATCTAAGATGGAGACAGCTCGATTAAGCGCAGTAAGTAAAGGCCGGTTAACAAGATCAAGTGCTATACAGGCAATAAACACATATAACACATCTATTTCTTCTAAAGAAAAACAAATTGCAGACTTGATAGAAAAAGCAAGTGTGTATGGTGAAGATGTGCCTGCAAATGTTACAAAACAAATTGACGATTTAAAAGCTTCTATTGCTGACTTAACTTATCAACAGAGTCAATTGTTTGGTGCTGGACAAATAAGACCAAGACCAAAAGTTAATGTGGGAAAGTTACCATCTAAACAAAAGGCTTCTTAAATGGGAATGTATTCAAATATAAGTCCTACATCAGGAAAATTATATGACTTTGAAATTGAAGGGGACACTCCTACAAGTGAAGAAGCGGATAAGATTGCTGATTATTTATTCAACGATGGATTGCTTACAACAACAGAAGAGCAGGTATCTTTAAGTGAAGATGATGACGCAGGATTTTCAGAAGGAATAGGCAGAGGCGTTGATCTAATACAACAAAGTTATGGATCATCATTAGAGGGAGCAGGAAAGGTTCTTGGTTTACAGGGCCTTCAAGATTATGGCGCTAGTGTTGCAGAAAACAATAGAAAAGAATTAGAAGAATCAGCAGGAAGTGCAAGAAACGCAGGCAGTATAAATGATGTTGGTAGCTTTATTGACTATATGCAAGTTAATTTAGGCCAACAATTACCAAACTTAGCCCCAAGTTTAGCAGGTGGATATTTAGGCGGAAAGGCAGGAGCTGCCGCTGGTTCTATAGTACCGGGAATAGGCACAGCTATTGGAGGAGTAGTCGGAGCTGTAACTGGTGCAGTAGCAGCAAACATACCTTTTTTCTATGGTCAAAATCGTGAAGCTCAAAAAGAAGAAATAGCTAAAGGAAATAAAATAGAAATTAATGAAGGCGCAGCTTTATTAGCCGCCCTTCCTCAGTCATTGTTTGATGCAGTTGCAGATAGATTTTTAATAAGAGGCTTCTTAGCACCGTTAGCTAAAGGTGGTGGTATTTTTACAAGAGCTGGAAAGGGAGCGGCAGCTGGTGTTGTAACAGAAGTGCCCACTGAAATTGGTCAGCAAGTATTAGAAAGATTACAAGCTGGAAAGCCTTTAGGAGATCAAGAAGCTTTAGATGAATACATGGAGGTAGGTATTGCTGCTGGTCTATTAGGTGGAACTGTAAAAAGTACTGGTGAAATTATAGGTGGCAAAAGAGGAGCTAACAAATACTCAGAATTGGCTCAAGATATTACACTTCAACAAGAGCAGGCTATTCAAAGACAAAAAAATTACGAAAAATTTAAAAACTCCTTTAAACCAAAAAGCTTGTCGCCTCCTGCTGATCAAAGTGGAGAAGATGCAAATCAACAGCCTGTTGAAACTGAAGGCTATTCTAATAAAATAAAAAATATAATATCTCAAAAAGAGGCAGATACATCTAGCTTACTTGCAGCTGCAGCAGAGACTCGCCAACCATTCAAATCAATACCTTTGGCTAACTTGCCTAAAGAAGAAGCAATGAGAATTGCATTACAAAAAGAAAGGTTAGGTTTAGATCCAAGTTCAGATGTTACATTAACAGAGTTAGACAGCATAATAGGTCCAGAAGCTGCTACAAGAGAAAGAGAAATACAAAAACCTGTATTAACAACTCAAAATAGAAAGATTGATGCATCTGATCAAACAATAGAGCAAATGAATATTGATGCCTCTATTATTATAGAAGACATTCTTGCCACAGGTCCTGTAACTGCAAATTCTCTTTTAAAGGCATTTAATGACAGTTTTAAAGGAACTGATATTAAACCAAATTTAAATGATATGGATTCGTATCTTCAAGAGATGGAATCAGCAGGTATTCTTACAAAAAATAAAGAAGGTAAATACCTAAGAACTGATGAGGCTTTGGCAATTAAAACAAAAGCTGATGCAATAGAAGCAAGGGCTGCTGAGTTAATTGGATTGGCAAAAGAAGGGCAAAATATTGAAGCCATAGAAAAAGAACTTTCAGATCTTCAAGAAAGTGCTATTGAGCTAGAAAGAGCTTCAAATAAACTTTCTAACCCTGATAAAAAAATTATTAAAGCTGATAAAATAATACCAGATTACACTGCTAAAAGAACATCTGACCAAGCTGCAAAAGCAGAATATGGAGATGACTATAAGTTGAAATTAACTTCTGTGGCCAATGCTATTAAAGCTAGATTAAATGAGATGGGTTTAAAAGATGTAGGCTTAGAAACAGAATCTATAATTCAAAATAAAGAAGGATTAGATGACGCAGGAATAGAAGGTACTTTTACAAAAACATCAGAAGGCAAAAGAATTATTGGCCTTGCTATGGATATATACGATCCAAATTTATCTGAAGAAGCTTTAAAACAAAAACTTAGTGGTGTAATGAACCATGAAATTATACATGCTTTAAAGAGTATGGGTTTATTTTCTGAAAAAGAATACGCAACATTAGTAAACGCTGTTAAAAATCGTAATTATGTTGCTGAAGTAAATGGCAATAATGTTAAAAGAAAATACACATATATGGACAGAGCTAGTCATATGTACTCTGATTTAGATCCAGAGGCGCAAGCTGAAGAAGCTGTGGCTGAAATGTTCCGTGATTACGCTAATAAAAAATTAACTGTTGTTGGAAAACCAAAGAGTTTATTTGATAAAATTATGAGATTTATCAAAGCTATATTTACAGGTCATAATGATGTTGGTTTTACAAAAGCTGATGAAATTTTTGAGAATATAGTTACATCAGATTTATCAAAACAGATAGGCAGTCGTGCAAGGGTCCCCTCATCAGCAAGAAGTTACACAAAGAACTCTACCGCTGGTGTAGTGGCCGGCTATATCATGCCTAAGTTAGGTAATACAGAAAGAATTAAGCAGTCATTTAAAGATGTTACTAGTCGTGTTGATTCTTTAACAAAAGCTGCTCAAAGATTAAATGACAATGAAATAGATTACGTTACATACGACAAGCTAGTTAATGATGTAAAGCCTATAGTTCCTTATGAAACAGTTCCTGCTCCTGCTACAGTGGAAGAAATGAGAAATGCTTTAGCAGGCGAGAAAAAAATTGCACTTATAAATAAATTAAATGAAATACCTGAAGGAACAAGAATAAAGTTAAGATTAGATATACCGTCATACACAAGCAAAGGTGTTTGGGTTCCTACTATACATAATATTCAAGGTAAAGCTATATCGCATGAGTCCACTGCTATAATAACAAATGCAGACTTTACAATGTCTGAATCAGATCAAAATAAAGGATTGGATATAGCTAGAAGAAGGCCATACGGAAAAGATAAGAGAATGACAAAATCACCTTATGCTACAATTTCTGGTGATTTAGTTCAAACAACTCCTGATAATTCTTTTGCAGAAGCTCAAGCTGCTATGAACGATCCTTCATTTGTACAAGTGGGATTTGATCCTGAAAGACATTCGTATTTTTATGACAGGATGACTACACAACCAGTTATTAGTGCTGATAAAGTCATACAAGTTGGACCTCTTGTATTAGCCCAGAACCCTGTATTTGAAGGCAAAGAGCAATTTAAGTATTCTAAAATATCAAGCAATTCTGAAGGATTAGAAAATAGATTAATTGGATTTATTAAAGATAACCCTGATGGCTTTACTATTGATCCCGATTCACTTGAAGTGCCAAGCATAGGTAAGGCAGTCGCACCTATAAAAGCTGCTGAAATAATTACAAGGCCAGAGCTTATTACTCCTCGACTTATAAGAGACTTTGCAAAAAATGTACAAATTATGACAAAAATAGCAGGTACAATGAGCTTGGATGGTAAGGTTTATGCTGGTGGTTGGTTAAATAAAAAAACAGAAACAAATCCTGATGGTGATGGTTTATTTTATTTAGATGCTACAATGGTTATTGAAAATGTAAACGATGCTTTATACACTGCATATGCAGGAAACCAAATTGCTATTTTTGATTTAGGAGAATTTTATGAAACAAACACCCTTAAAGGAATCGAACAACTCAAACAAAATGGTACTTTCAGTAGCGACAGACAAGCAAGAATTAGATCAAATATACAACAATATAGTCAAGAATTTGTTGAGACAAGGCGTCAAGATCCAGCCGGACAAGGAAGAAAATACTCTTCTATAGCGAAAGCAAGAACTGCTAAAGATCATGATGGGGATTATTTAATTGATAGCACCATTGTTGACGAATATGATGCAAATAATGAAATAAAACCTCAACCTGAATATCAATCTAATCCTGAACAAGCAACTGAAGCTATACTTAACAAAACTTTAAAAATAGACGCTATCCGCAATCATCAAATTAAACGTAAAAATAAAATCTTTGATGTATACAGTTCTAATTCTAATGTAAGAGGAGCGGCTAGAGAAAATGTATCAATGATGTTAGCAGCTGAACTAGAACAAGCTCTTAAACATAATAAAAATGCTCTTGGTTGGTATGATAAAATATTAGACGCAGCTAAGAAAACTGTTGTTAAATTATTTCCTGACATAATGAAAAATAAAGCAGATACTTTAGCCTTTGATTTTGCATTAGCTGTTGCTTCTAATGGTATGGGAGTTATACCAAACTTTAAATTTGCCTCAGAACAATATAAAGGATGGGTTGATTCAAATCCTGATGTTGAATTAAGAAGATTTCCTGTAAAAGGAACAGGTGACAGAGTAAAGGCAATGAAAAATTCATTTGCTTTTTATAATTCTATGAAAAAAGCAGGTGCAAGCACTGATGAATTTATTAAGTTTATGAATCATGAAACTACACCTAAATTATTAAAAACAAACCAATTTATAATTGATACAAAAGCAACTGTTTCTACAGGAGAGTCAGCAAACACACTCGTATATGGGTCTTATATAATAGGTCCTAAAATAGGTAACGGGTTCTTTCAAAACCTTAGTAAAAATTATAAGCCATTAACAATGGATATATGGTTTATGAGAACTATAAACAGATTAACTGGCATGGGATTTAAAAAAGCACCAACAGATGCCACGATTCAAAATAACATTCAAAGAATTTTACTTGCTGTGGAAGGAAGAAAACAACCTTCAAAAGCAGGAGAAGAAATAACTGACAATCCTTTAAATGATTTAGATAAAGAATTAATAAAAAGATCTGAAGCATCTTTAGGGATAGATATAGTTACTGAAGCAAACGCTTTAGAATTTGCTACTCAATTTAGTAAAGAATATCAAGCGTGGAGAAAAGATTTTCAAAATAATTTTGAATCAGAAACTGGGGGCAAAAAGAAAGACGCACCAATTCCTGAAAAAACAGAACTTGCATTATCAACTCAAAGATATTTTGAGAATATGTCAACTAGAGAACAGGACCTTCCTAGAGGTGCAATTGACAGAGCGATGATGAGAGGATTAGTTAATAGAGCTAGAGAAATATTAGAAAATGACACTGGCATTAATATAGAAAATGCAGATGCACAAGCGGCATGGTGGTTTGCAGAAAAAAGATTTTTTGAGAAACTAGGTGTTGCAAAAGGCACTGGTCAAGACAATGATTACTTAGATGGTGCAATACATTTATTACAAACAGAAGGATTTACAAATGCAGAAATCGAAACCACACTTTCCTCAGAACAGAGATACAGACTCTATAGTAGAACAAGTGGAGTTAGAGCAGATGGACGACTTCGCCAAGGCGACATTGGAGGCATTCAGGTTGAGACAGCAAGAGTTAGTGAAGAAGTCGTAACTGACGACCCTGACATAAGACATGAAGTTATGTATGAATTTCTTGAGCCTAAAGAAGAATCTCAAATTAGAGAAACAGTTCAAGATATTAAGTATTCTATGTTGACTAATATGTTTGCAAAAAATCCACAATTGCAATTTGAAACTGTTCCTACAAGAGGCAAACCTAACCTTACAGATACAATGGCAAGAAAGTTTCTTAGACAAGCAAAAAATAGAAATTTAGATAAAGTATTTGGATTAGTTAGAGATGTAAAAGGAGGATTAACACCTACTTTTATACAACAAGGAGAGCATATAGACTTAGGTGGAGGAAAATATAGAGGATTTGGCACTGCTCATATAGAAGGAAAAAGAGTTGATAAAAACGGTAAGCCTGCTTTAACTCATGAACAAAGCATATTAGCTTTTCATGACTATCCATCAATACCTCATTTAGTAGATGATATGTTAACAGCATATGAACAACAAAGAAGAGACTCAGAAAGAGAATTAGACAGAGACATAAGAAGAAGAGACACTGGTATTAGATTAGAACCTGATGGAGGAGTTGGGAATAATGATATTAGAATGGAATGGACAAAATCTAATACTGTTGCTGGTCAAGAAGATAGAAAAATAGTTCTTTCATTGAAGTATGACAATACTACAATTAGAAAAGGGAATGATACTCTCCCTATCTATACTGTAAGAACTATTTACAGTACCCCAATTCAATCTCAAAAAAGAAAATTTTCTACTATTAGTAATGCTCCACCTAATCAAACGAGCCCTAATTCTGCTAAAATAGTTGCAGACATGCAGAAAAAGAGACAAAAAATAAGATACGATCTTTTGTCAGGAGTTATAGCTAAAGGTTTAGGTTACGTAATTCCTCAAGATCAGGCTATATTGAAAGCCCAAAGAATATTAACATATATGCAAGATGCTATGTTACCTGTTGGTGCCTTAATGGATCAATTAAGGAAAAATGGATACACAATAACTGATGCCGTTGATACTTATATGAGAGAAGAAGTATTTCAAGGCATTGCAGGAGCTAAAGTGGAAAAGGTTCAAAAAGAATTGTTTGAGCCTATGATTAGTGCAATTAAAAAATTAAATATAGAAGAAAGAAAAATACAAGAACTTCGTAACATTGATGGTGCTACTGATGGAATGAAAGGTTTTTTTGCTGGTTCTGTAGATGAATATATTAACCCAAAGTTGGCGATTACGGATGCCATCCTTTATGCGCACCACGCACTAGAACGTAACAAATACATTGCTAAAAAGACAGAAGGTGCAGTTGTTAATGGATCTGGAATGACAAATACTGAAGCCAACGCAATAATTGCTTGGGCTAAAACTTTGTCTAATGACGAACAAGTAAAAATACAAGAAATTAGAGATTTTGCTAAACAAATTAATGACAATACCATAAATCAACGTATTGAGAGCGGTCTTTTACCAGAAAATACACTTCAAATGAAAAGAGACGACCCTGATTCAATAATAGTTTACGATAACTACGTACCGCTTCAAGGGGACCTTGATCCCGAAGCAGAGAAAATATTATTTGATGATGGGTATGGTAAAAAAAGAAGGTTTAGTAATTATTTTGGAGCAATAGGTAAAGAAGACCGTAGAGCGACCGGGCGTTCTGTAGTAGGAGATTATGCACAAAACATTACCGCTTCTTTAATGGCCCAGAACAACAATGCTATTGATCGTGGTGAGAGAAATGTAGTTGGTCTTTCTTTTCTTAACCTTGTAAGAGGACAAGAGGAACAGCCGGACGGTTCTATCGCTATCAACGAATCACTCGCTAAAGAAATGGACAAAATTGCTGTAGATGTTAGTGATGTAGTACCACAAGACAGAAGATTAAGAGGAATAAACCCTGATAATGAATTTATAATAAAGGAAAATGGTAAAGAAAAAGTTATCTTTATTAAAGATGACAGAATAGCAAGGGCTATGAACGGGTCTATGACTGCACAACAGACAAGTGCAATAACAAAAATGATGGGTAAACTTAACAGATACTTATCTATGATCAACACAACCTATAATCCATCATTTGTTATTCCTAACTTCTTTAGAGATTTAGAAGCCGCAGGAGTAAACGTACAACAATATGACGAAAAAGGAATGACCGCAGAAGTTCTAAAAGGTTCTTACAAAGCAGTTCTAGGAATAGGGGCAGTATTAAGAGCAGAAAGTAAGAATGAAGCAGAGGTTAAGAATGATTGGTCAGATTTATATAAGCGTTTTGTAAAGGCTGGTGGTAAGAACGCCACTAACCAAATGGGAGACGTTAGAGATCAAATAAATAATATTGGCAGTCTTTTAAATGAGATTTCTGAAACTGGAATAAAAAAGAAACTAGGCTTAAATAAAAATGGATTCACTAAAAAGCTATTGCAACAACTAGATGATTACAACACAGCAGTTGAGAATGGTGTCCGTGTTGCTACATTTAAGGCTTTGACAGAAAGAGGTATGACGGAAACTCAAGCCGCTCAAGCGGCAAGGAACGTAACTGTCAACTTCTCCAAAGGTGGAGAAAATAAAGCATTTATGAATTCATGGTACTTATTCTATAATGCCTCTCTTCAAGGTTCAATGGCATTAATAAACTCTGCGGTAAGGTCTCCTAAAGTTAGAAAAGTTTGGGGTGGTTTAGTTTTATACGGAATGTTGCAAGATCAAGTAAACAATCTCTTTTCTGGAGATGAAGACGAAGATGGTATATCAGATTATGATGAGTTACCAAGACATGTGCTTGAACACAATTTAATATTTCCTACGCTTGGTTTAATGGATGATAAGTTTGTGCAAATACCTTTGAGCTATGGTCTTAATATGGCAACAAATTTGGGTAGATCATTAAGCAGAGTTCAAAGAGGAGAGTATACTGCGGGTGAAGCAACAAATTCTATTGTTGGAACGGCTTTTGAAAGTTTAAGTCCTATAGGTGCATTTGACCATTTCTTAACATTTGCACTTCCTACAGTTGCAGACCCATTTGTTTCTGTTTCTATCAACGAAGATTATAAAGGAGACCCTATCTATAAAGAGTCTCCTAATTTTAGTTCTAATCCAAAACCTGATAGTCAACAGTATTGGTCAAACACAAGTAGTATAGCTAAAACAATAGCAACTACTATTAATTCTTTGACGTTAGGAGACGAAGTTGAAAGTGGATTTGCTGATTGGTCTCCAAACACTATAGAATATTGGTTTGGATATATCACAGGTGGGGTAGGTCGGTTTGCTCAACGTACATTTGAAGCTCCATTTGACATAGTTGATGCAATGAAGGGCGACTTTGATGGAGATATAGTAAGAAGTATTCCGTTAGTACGAAAAGTATTCATCGGACCTTCTGACAGAGCGGACACGGGTCATTATTTAGATAATAGGCAAGACCTATTTACGATACTTTCCAGACTTGATTTGGCTAAACGAGCAGGAAACAGAGAAGATGTTGTCGCTATTTACGGAAAATACAAAAAAGAATTAAGCATAGCGGGAAGAATGAAAGCTATTGATAATGCAAGAAATAGAATGTTACGTCAGATAAAAGAGATAGAAAGAAATCCTAGAATACCTGAAGAAACCAAAAAGAAGATTATAAAATTAAGAAGAGAAAAAATGAATGATCTTCAGCAAACGGGGCTTATACTAATGAGGTCAGCGGGATTTAAAAAGGCGGGCTAAAAGTTGAATTTAACTTCTGAGCTAGAAGTTTGTGATACAGTAGGCAAAACAAACCGCAGCCAGATTTGGATTTTCTTCGTAAAACATGTAGCTAAAAGTTGACGGAACACATTAAAATTAAAATCCCGCTGCACCAGATCAATTTACCTCAACTACTATCATTTCTTCTTTTTAAGTTTAATTAATTCTGAGAGATACCATTGAGCCTTTTGTAAATCTTCTATCCCATTCTTATGATTAAATCTCCACATGTACTTGATGATGTTTCCCTGTAGGTAGAATTGGTAGCCATCACTTGTCGCACTTTTTATAGCGTCTATACATTCAACATTACCTTTTCTATAATGATCAGGTCTATTCACGTTATCTTTTTTCATGTTTTTATTCCTATTCCTTTAAACTCTTTTAAATCGTAATGACACATAGGCTCTTGATCTTGCCAATCGTTTCTGTCTGATCTACCGCCTTGTTTAATTTGGTGATCGGAAGAAAAATCTAAATATCCTATTCTGTCTAACCACGAAACAATTAGTATTGTTGGTCTGCGAGTGTAAAGCCACAAATCTCTAGCCTTTAGAGCTTTAGCTAAAGAAATCATATATGTAGGGAACGTGCCGAATTTATGAGTTCTGCATTTTACTTCTGCAAATCCTAGTAAATCTTGGTCACGATACATTGCATAATCTAATTTATATGATATTGGCAGTTTGCAAGAAACCACGTTCCAAGATTTGGAAACGTGGTTTATTACTTGTTTTTCTGATATTAAGTTTAAATCATTCTCATATATAGGTCTCATAAGTTGATATCAACTTTTAGGAGAAGACATTTGTCTATCAAGCCACTTAGCTATATCTTTTCTTTTGTAGAGTTTCCTTGGTCTTACTTCAGACTTAACTACAATCAAACCTTTTGGGAAGTCCGCTTCCTCATCATTGATCAGCTTGTAGACAGTCATTCTACTCAGAGATAGATATTTAGCAACACCATCTAATGTAAGATAGTCAGACTTTATGTCAGCCTTATTTTCAGACTTCTTTTGTGTCATTTGATGATATCCCCTCAGGAGTTCCGTCTTCATTTAACTTGACCATAACAACCATATACCTAGAGCCAATCCAATCTTTGTGCAATGCTTCAGGAACGTCATTGGGATGTATAGTTAACCTTATGTTAGTTCCATTTTTATCTTGCATCATTGATGTTTTAACTGCTTCAAAATTTACACTAGGCACACCTAATGCATCCGTATTAGCTTTTACT